TTATTATGAAAAGTAGTCTTAGTTGAACTCCCTTCAATTGACATGGCTTCCGTATATCCCGAATCATCATAGCCAATACTAACAGAATGTTCAGTTTTATTTACAGTAAGATATTGAATAGGCATAGGATTATTACCGTTATGTGTAACTACTGCTATGATAGTATCTCCTGTGGTATAGTCGGGAACTTTATCTTTTGCACTAGGGCTTCTAATAACAATAGCATCATTACTAGCCACCGACACTAAATGATAGGAGTTCTCACTAGCAGTAGTTCTACCTAAAGCCAAATTATTTACGGCTGAAATACTCACCTTCTTTCCATCTCTAAAAATAACTCCTGCTCCAACATCTATTTGTGTAGCACTATCAATGGTAATGTCAAAACCGCTAATTGCATAGTTTTGACCTAATCCATCGGATAGTGATTTTATTATTCCAGTATGGGGAAAATCTACACCATCCTCTATTTGATTAAAACTTGATGTCGTGCTTTGGCTATAATAATTAGGATTGCTTACCATTCTACTCTACCTCCATAATAATAAAAATTTCTAATGTAGCATCATTAGCAATTGGGCCAATTGCATCAAAGTTAATTCTTTGAATCATGTTTTGATTTCCCGAAGCATGATTAAATAAACCGACTTCTCTTATTATGTTTCCATTCAAAGAAGTTCCGGAAATAGATACCTTAGCCTCTATTACATTACTAGTAGAACTACTAGTAGTGGGTGTAATATTTAGGTCAAGAGGCACATCTAATGTGTCGCTTATCGGATTAGTAGAATTACCACCCTGTCCTACATCTGCTTTCAGCATTAATGTCTTGATATGTGTCGCCACCAATTCCTGTAATTTTTCTGTTATCATAGTAAATCCTCCTCTAATAAAGTAGTGAGTGCAATACTTCCACCTGCAAAACCAAATGTGTTGGTGTTTGTATTTAGTGTTGCCGCAAAGCCTAGATGGAAAGACCCTGTTGCTTGTCTAGTCCTAATTAAGAGAGAAATTTCTTTTAGTTTCACCTTCTCTAAGAAGTCCACTGATGAACTCTTTTCGTTGTAAGATAAAGCCCTTAAGGTATTAGAATTAGATTGAGATTGTAATAGTAGTTCAGCAAATACATCTTCTAGTTTTTTAGAATACTTACCCATTTCTATAGTAATAAATCCACTAATAGGATGAGTAACATCTAATACGATATAATTGTCTAACTCCACATTTTCTTGTTTAGATTCAAACTGTATTATGTCTCCTGCCCTTAGTTGTTCATGTCCTGTTGGTATAACTCTAACTCTTATCTTTTTATCTAGAGTCCCATGTATTCTTAGTAACTTACTTGCTCTTTCATCTACATCTTGCTGTGTAATTAAAGAAGAATCAACTTCCTCAAGTGTCTTTCTACCAATCTTTTGTATGCTAGATAAGTTCTTTCTATCTGCTTTATGAGAAGAACCATAAACAATAACTTGATTGTAGAAATCAAAGCCGCTATCAACTGTTTCGTAGTCCACCATTTTATCATCGTTTACTAGAATATTAGTTCTAAAAATAACATCATCTCTAGGTTTAACGCTAAAAGAATTTTCATTAATTATTAAAGATAAGTCTTTTCTTTCTAGTATGTAGTTGATTGCTGAAAATAAAGAGTTTCCTATAAACTTAGGAGCAATAAATAATGGATATGTTGGAGTTGTATTATCAAAAGTTAAACCTTCTTCCTCAAATAATTCGTTAAGTAAATCTTCTGCTTCATTTGCTATTGTTACAGTAGAACCAATACAGGCTCTATTAGGTTCTATTTTTAATTCTTCTAATGAATCTACTACAAAGGTTTCCGATACAGACGCTATTCCATTCATTGTTTTCTTTTTCTTAAACACAATAGCGTGTTTTTCATCTTCTGTGACTAATGAACTAATTGTTGTTTTTATTGAATCCTCACCATCACTTATATTCATGTCATAATTACCTACAGGTAATAAAGTAGTAGTGTTTGCTTTTGGAACAACTAAGTTTCCTCCTCCGCTTTGGTTATCTAAATCTATTGCTACGAACATAGACAAAACTGCTTCATTAGCCGCTAAAGCATTTTTACCTCCTTCATAGTAGAAGTAATTACTATCTTTCTTACCATATACTGCATTATTGTTGGCTACCTTAGTATATTCGGGTCTTAGTGTATTAAGGTGTATTTCATCGGGATGAAAGTTATACAGACAAACAGGATTAGGTTGCATTACTCTGTATGCCATGCCATTTGTTAGAGTTGCACTAGTTATTATTCTTACAGTGCCATTAATCGTAGTTAGTTCATGGGAATAGATAAAAATAGGGTCAGCATGCCTACCTGCTCCTAAATTAGTTCCGCCTATTTCACTAGCCGTAACAGTTCCACTGTCCTTTTCTGCTACTAAGTAGCAACCAGTTAAATCTACCAAATCCAACCAACTGTTTAGTGTCGTATTACTTCCGTCTAAACTAACGGTATATTCATATAAAGTTCCATTAGAAGAACTTATTGTATTTCCACTCCAAGACAAGTCAAATAACCGTAGTTTAAAACCTATAAATGCTCCATCAGCAGGACTTTCCCTATCGCTATCTGTAGAGTAGTTATGTGTAGTTCCGGCAGTATTAGATTCATCATGAGATTCGGGAGACAAATGTTGCTTGTAGTGATTAACCGCAGTTAGATAAACTATTTCTCTTTGTGTAGGGGCTGTTCCAATTAGAACGCCCCCTCTTTGAGAACCGCTACTTCCCAAAACATCGGTGTTGTCCCCTACTCTTAGTAAGTTAGAACCCCCTTCTATTGGATAGGTGTCTAATACTACACCTATTGTTCCTCCATGTGGATTTCTTCTAGCCCCCGAATATAGTGCCATTTTTTCTAATACATGGCTAGTCGCACCATCCTGTGAACCATAATCAGCGTCAGTTAAGAATTGTTGTGAAAATACGCTAGGCAAAACTAATTCTGTTCCGAGCAATACCGCAAGAGTAACCCCGTTGTTATCTGTTTTGAAAGTGCTTCCAGTAGCACCGTAATTGTAGTTGCCTGTTTTTGGCAATATAACTCCCTTTAGAGGATGATATCCCCCAGTATCTGTTCTTCCAAAAACACTATCCTTTTCTTTTCTTCCGCTAATTTCTGTAGAGTATGCGTCTGTTATTCTAAATACGGTTCTATTAGTAGTGCTATCCATATCCGGTGTATTTGTAGTTCCGACTGTAGCATGATATTGAGTAGTGCCGTTATTACTTATTCTACCTATAAATTTATTATCCATCGTAAATATTTCATCTCCTCCTAGCAATTGAACACTACTAGTAAATTTAATTTCATTCGCAGGATTGCCTGAACTATCTACGCCAATAGAATCAATTATTAAGGTAGTAAAACTTTCGTCTTTCGTAGTTTTTCTAAAAACTCTACCTCCAAATAAAGCAGGATTATCTGAATATATTTCATTAACATTTTTTTCAGGATTTATTAAATTAAAATATTCATCAAATACACATTCTGTTAATCTCATTAGCCCTAACCTTTTGAGCGAGGTAACATCTGTTTCTGTTGTAAAAGAAAGACTTTGAAAGTTATTGTCTTTTAGAATTAAGTTTTTATTATCTGTTTTTCTATTATCTTCCAATAAGAACAACTTATAATCATTCAGGGTTTTTGTAGCATTACCACCAGTAGTGTGAAACAAACTATCTGTTCTAAGTGAAGAATAAGGCAATAAATCTGAATTAACAAACAAAAATAATCTATTAAATGAATCATCATCACTTTGGAATAGATGTGCTTGTGCGGCAAAAAGAGTTTCTATTTTAAACGCACTTTCAACAGCACTATTTATGTTATCTCTTTCCATTCTTCGCTGTCCTGTCATCCTAGAACCCATTATACCTTTATTTCCTCTTTTTTCGTAAGGCATTTCCTCGCTAGAACCTCTTTGAGTCATTTCATCTATTGTTATCGAGTTATTACTTCTAGGTTCAAATTTATATGAAGTAGCATTAAGACTTGATAGAGATTTTCTTCCACTATATTTACCCGCAAAAGAAAAATCAACAGAGGAAAAAGTAAAATTAAAATTAGTAGGTTCTGTTCCCAATCTAAAAGAGTCCATGTTTATTATTTTGTAGTATGGGTTTCCAAACTCCGAAGTAAAATCAGTGGTTGAAGTTCTTTCAGCATTAAAGGGAACAAGACCACTACTAGCGTGTTTATGGTGAGGAATAGAGACTATTTTTCCTCCCCATAAATGACTACTATTTATCACATTCAGATGATTTCTATTTCTTGTGCTAACATATATTTCATCATTTACATCAAAGTTTAGAAGATTTCCTGCGGAAGTTGCAGTTCTATCTACTAATATTTTGTGTGTAGTAGTATTGCTAGCAGGATTACCCGAACTAATGTGATTTGCTTTTTGTTCCGTTGTCTCTATATCTAAAACATATCCTATGAACCCATAAGTTTCTGTTGCGCTATTGTCAAAATTATTAGCGAAGAGAGGCTCTCCTACCTTTACTTTAGAAAAACCTGAGCCTGTATTTGTAGTTATTAATACTGTTTCTTTTTGGCTAGAGTCCGAAGTTATAGTAAAGGCTAATTCCATTTCTTGTTCTATTCTATCGGCATTTATACCTTGAAAATCTACACATCTTCCCAAAGTTATAGGAACATAAGGTGCTAATTCTATTTGAGTAACATTATCCTTTTTCGAAGCAGAAACAACCTCAAAATCTATTAAAGTATTAACAGTATCAAAACTAGATTTAGTTCCGCTTCCAATCTCGTCTTTTAATACACACTCAAATGCACTATCTGATTTTATATTCTTAGGAGAGTTTATCTCATAACCTATCGCCTTTTCATGAGAATTAGAACTAGTGTTTGGAAGTGCGGAAACTTCAGCCCCAGTAGAATCTATAGTATTACCCGCAGTAAAAATCAGCCCTTTCCCTGCTGAACCTGTCAAAGAAGTAGGAGAAGAACTAGCAAAGTTTGATGAACCTAATGCCTTACTGAACATATAATTTTTCTCATTTTCAACATAAACAGTATCGGATGCTAATACTGTAGAAAGTAGCCCTGTTTCAAAATTTATCAAGTGAAGCAAAGAACCTCCATTCCATATCCCCAGACTTGAAACTTTACCGATAAAGGCTCTTTCGGTAAATAACTTATCCCCAACAGATACAGGAGCAGTAGCACCACTATTTATTGCTGTTCTTAAACTAGCCCCAACTGCATCATTGACGCTTCTTGTGCCAAGATTTACACTAACTAGCGTATTAGTAGGACTATTAGTAGAATAAATAATATCTTCACTAAAAGCAGTATCTTTGTTAATAATAGGAGATAGCAACTTGTTTAGTTTATTCCTTCCTTTAATATCTAAAAAGGTCTGAGATTCTTCTTTAACAGTATTTATTTGTTCTACCTCTCCTTCGAACTTAAGTGAATATACTGTGTATTCTCCTCTGATAAATTCTAAAGGATTAGCATAGTAACTATCTCCTGTATAGGAAACAGTCATCATAGACTTATCCTTATCTACTGCTGAAATTGTAGCCAGTAGTTTATTTTCATTTGTTGAATTAAATAAAATTTCTAAATTATCTGTTCTATTTATTAAGTTCATCGTAGTTATAATTGTATTATCTGTGGGATTATATGCTCTTCTTGAAAGAATATCATCGGCAGTAGGAGTAAAACTTAATGAAGAAAATAGATGACCGTTTTCTGTTCTTTTTTCTGCTCTGACTGTCAAAGTCTGTAAGGTTGCTGAATTAGTAAAAGAACCAATACTAGCAACTAGCATTATTTTATCTTGTATTTTTACTTCATCTCCTACATTAAGAACTGTTCCTAAATCATATTCAGTTCTAATGTTAAAGGTATTTGCTGATGCTTCGGAAACAAAAGAGGCTTTTAGGTCTACAAAGGCATCTAAATTAGCCCTATGTAATAGATTTCTAACCTTGTATGGGTCAAAGACATTTATCTTTTTATTCATTATTCTTCCATTATCTACTATTCTGCTTTCGGAAAAACTCCCTTGATTAATTGAATCTCTAGTTTCATTATCTATTACTGCTGTTACAAGATTACTTTTCTCCGGAGAGTAGTCATAGTGTAAATACCTAGTTTGTCCTAGAGTATCTCTTGTGGTAATAGAATTATCACTACTCCTTCTAGCATTTATGTAAGCATCTTTATACACATTATAATCAGTAGTTACTGTTCCCCCTTCGTTAGAAGTGGTGCTTCCTCCTGCGTCTATATCTAATGTTCTAAGTTTATCAGTCATATTAACTACTAAAGAATATTTACTATAGTCTACTATTCTTTTACCAAAATCCGAAACAGTCCTAAAAGTAATACCATCTGAAGCGTGTTGCGCTATTGTTACTGTAGTAGAACTACCTGTTTTTCCTAAAGCGTAATACTTAGTATTGTGGTCTAATTGATTCTTTTTATCTAATCTATCATTAAAGAAATAAAACAAAGGTCTAGCACAGACTAAATTATCCTTTAAATTAGCACTGGAAGCCTCTTGTTTTAGCCCTACCGATAAAGCAACTATTTTATTGTTAGTATCATTTATTCCAGTAATGATTCTATATTTTGTTCCTTTTGGTATTTCACTCCCTAGTTTTGGTTCAAACTCAAATGCGTCACAAGTGCTAGTTCCATTACCATCATCTTCAACAATAAGATTAGTTACTTTAGCAAAATGATGTTTTTTATCATCATCGGAATGAATTAATACGAAGTAGTCTACTGTATCAAAATTATTAAATGTTAAAGTAGATTCACTTTTTATTCTAAAGCCCTTTGTTGTAGCCTCGTTACTTAGTTCCGAACCTATTGTCATACTAGTGCTAAGGCTATCATCTGCCATAACAATAACAGAAATAAAATGTCCATTTGTTACACTAGTTGTTTCTTGAAACTTTACATTAGTGGGCGCATCATCCTTTGCCGAAGTTGGGTCTGTTTCGAAGGCCATTATTCATCAACCTCCTCAAATCTAAGATACACTAAAGCATCACTATAAGTTGGAGTAAGATTAGTTAAAGTAGAAAACACATCCTTTCTTTTGTTTACTATCGACAACTCATGAAACTCTCCCATAAATTGTTTATTTGTGCTTGCTGAACCTGCTCCTGTATTTCCTTGACCATTAGCCCCTAAGAATAAATCCTCTCTAGCAAATATAAAATCTCCACTATCTTGATGAGTTTCTTGTAATATCCTAGACCCATTAAGATATATTGAAACTTCTCTACTAGTATTATCAAATGAACAGGCTATATGAAATGAGTTATTTACATAAGCAGGGTCAGCCCTCCCTTTGACAAATACCTCACATCCTGCATTTATTATCGCTTGATTTTCTGAGGAAATACTGTTATTTGGAAAGAGTAGTGCGCTTACACCTGATTGTAAAAAAGGAAATCCTATGTTAATATATTGTGAATTCTGTCTTATGAATATATCAGTTTTACCCAGACTAGCACCTGAAACTTCTGTGCTATCTAGGGAAGAAAAGAATATCCCCTGTGACCCTCCAAAACCTAAAGCGGGGTCACTAGTTCCAGTAGTCGAAATAGAAGTAGCATCACCAATTTTAATATATTCAGTTCTACCATTTACTAATCCAGTCAAATCGTCATCACTAGAATACTTGACAAAAGAAGAACGATTTGGTTCTATGACGACGGGGCTAGTAAATGTCCTAACTGCACTACTACCGATTTTTATCTTAGCCATGATTTTGTATCTAGCAGGATTATTTCTAGTTCTACCTGTCATAGAATTAGGATGTGTTCCAGTAAAATCCGAATTCAATGCTTCATTTACTAGAAACAAAGAAAAATTAGTGCTGTGAAAAATAGCCATTTCATGAGTATCTCTTTCTGTTTTATCTAGATATGTCTCTCCTTGAAGAACTGCATCATTGGTTTCTGTAAATAAATGAGCAGGAAATATTTTCTTAGAAGTTAGCCTATTAGGAACTGCCACTTGAGTGCTACGAGTAGTTCCCGCCCCCATTATATCATAAGGAGTTACTACAGCCTCTATTGTAAATGAACCAGTATGCGCCCATATTCCATAAGTAGTATCATCAGTAGTATCGCTAGAAGTTCCCGCATCGGGTATATTCTCGGCATAGTCAATAGTAGCAAAACCATTACACATTACAGGAAATACCAAACTCCTTTGTTTTCCTGCAAATACATTATACATTTATCCACCTCAAGGCAATACATCTGCTATAGTAAATTCCATGTTAAATTCAATCTCAACTGTTTCAGCCGCAAAAGAAAAACTAAAACTAGAAACAAAACCCTTCAATCCTGTGCTTGTAGAACTAGTAGGAAAATCATCTTTAGCCAAAAAAGCCCCTACATTATCTAATTCTCCGGCATCTCCTCTAGACTTGAAAGTAAAAGGTATTTGAGTCACAACAGTGCCAAGTTGTGTTACGCTAGCATCAGCCGCCTGTCCCCTATCCTTGTAGTCTTTATCTACTTTAGAATCCATAAGAATAACTATTTCTTGAAAGGCTTGATATTCATTTATTCCCGTAGCATCTACACCCGAAGCAATTAGTTGTGCTATTTCTTGTGCTGTAAACTCTAAGGTTTTAACAGCAGAAGTGCTATCATTGGGGTCTACTCTAGTGTGACTTCTTTTCAAAGTATCATCTACAATAAAGCCTGTTAAAGATAGTCTCCTTTCTGCTTTACCAGTATCTAAAGCAATTGTTCTAGATTGACCTAATCCTATTCCTCCAAAGGGGATAGTAAAATTAGGTATGTTTTTATCTACACTAAACTGAGCAGAAGTAATTTTTAGGGGTATAGTATCTACAGTTAAATCACTACCACTAAACTTCTGTAATTTCAAATAAACATAGTCCGTCATCTAATCACCTCAACTGAAACTCCTATGGGATTTTCTTCTAAATATCCTTGATACAACCTGCTTTCCTATCTCATCAGCAATTCTTCTCATTTCTTCCTTAGAAGTATCTTTAGCATTGATGGTTATATTGAAATTATTTACAGTAGAACCCATCATACTTCTAGTCTGCCTATTAGTAAATACATTAGAACCCGCAGGTAAATTGACTAATTCCGGCCCTTTTTCTCCAACAAGAGTAGTTTCCCCTACTCCCACAACTCCTCCTGTAGCCCTCTTTTTGAATCGTTTTCCTATTACTGGTAATTTTGAAAGAATTTTAAACACTAAAGAAGTTACAGCATCCGCAATCAACTTAACAACATTAATTCTCATAAAGGCATCCCATACCGCTTTAGGCCCACTTTTCAAAAATATTGAAACAGCCTTAAACACCACAAAGCCAATTAAAGCAACAAGCCATACAGGTGCGGTGAACCACCAAGCAACAAAGGCAAATATAACACCTGCTAATAGGGCTAACTTTCCTTTATTGCCTATTTGTGATATTTTTTCTCCTATTTTAACTCCTATATTAAATAGAGTTGTAACAGCCAAAGTAAGCAAAGTTCCTAATGTAGCAATAGCAATTCCTACAACTAACTGTAATATTCCATATGCTAGGGTAACAACGCTGTTAATCAAATCAGTTAAACTACCGCCACCAAAGGCTACATTCCATAACCCTTTCAGCCCTTCCCATATTGTAGAAATAGCAGGTAATATCATACTAAGACCAAACAAGAATACTGTTTTTATTGCTTCGAAGGAGGCTTTTAGAGCAGGGCCAATTAATTTCAATAACAAAAACAACCCAACAATAAAAGCCATAAATCCTAAGAAAAAGTAAGTGACTTTTCTACTAATGCTAAAAATAGCACCACCTACTTTCTTAAATAACTTAACTGGTTTAGTATTGAGAATGCGAGGAATTAGACCTTTGATTCCCATGTTACTTACTCTAAAAGATATCTTTTCAAAATCTTCTGCGGTTAAGCCTTTCCTTTTACCTGCCGCTTCTATCTTTCCTTGTTGGAAGTCTTGAAGTTCTCGTATCTCTTTTCTTTTAGCAACTATATTCTTTCTTCTTTTTAAGATTCTTTTTCCTATTCTACTTTCTTTGAATTCCTTATCTAGTTGTTTTTTCTTTAGGTTAATAAGTTCAATTTCTTGGTCAAAGTCAGAAACTAATCCCTTTTTCTTCATTTGTTCTACAGCCGCAATTGCCTTCTTTTCGTTTCTTATATGTGCTTTACGAAGAAACTCATCCATCTCTTTTTTCTTTTCTCCGTATTCTTTTTCAGTTTCTAGTCTTTTTTTAGCCATAGTCATTTGTGATTTTAGTTGGCTTTTAAAAGCGGCTTTCTTTTCTTTAGCAATTCTTTTATCTATTTTTCTTTGGGCTAATTTCATTATAGTAGATTGTTTAAAGAATTTTTTAATTGCTTCTCGTTCATCAGACCCCATAGGTTTTCCTATCTGAATGTTAGAACTTTGTAGTGTTTTAAGTTCATTTTTCATCGCCTCTAAATCTTTAGCAGTCGTATCTATTTTATTCATATTTAATTTAGGTTTATAATTTGCTATCTTTTCTTTAAGTTCTATCTCCCTTTTCGCTCTTTCTTCAGAATCATCAAAAGAGATATTAGAAAATGCTAGTTTATCAACCTTAGATTTCTTTGCTAGTTTATTTACTTGCTTTCGTTGTTTAATAAAAGCCTTCATACCCTTTATTGGATTTTTAAACGCATCCTTACCCCTCTTTCCTCCCAAAAACCCAAATACTCCACCTATCGCTTTTTGGAACTTACCCATTTCATCAGTGTTTTCCTTTAGGTCTTTGGCGGTTCTTGGCAAAAATGTCCTTAATGTGCTTCCTATAAATTGAAGAGTAAACCCTATTTTACTCAAAAAGGTAAAACCACCCGGAATAAAACCGAAAACGAACCTTCTTAATTTAGCGGCTTCAAATGTCATAATTCTTATATCTTCTCTACTGTTAGTTAAAAATTCAGCAAAGTATTCGAAGGCTGAACCTCCCGCATCCATATAAGCCTTAAATGATTTAACGCTAAATAACTCAAAGGTTTTTGGTTTATCATAATCACTTAATCTTTTAAGTGCGTTATTTAGAATAGAAGTCCTCTTATTAGCCCTACTGATAGCGATACCCATAGCATTGATTTCGTTACCATACTTATTCACCTTCTTTGCTCCTTCTTCGGTAACTTTATTTTGTTCTTTAATAGTATCTCTAAAGTCCTTGAAGTCTTTTTCTGTCTTACTCATTTTTTCCTGTAGAGCAACCATAGTTCCACTAACATTTTCTATTAGTTCAGGCAAACCCGCTAAACCTAATCTAGCCAAATTAGATTTTGCTCTTGTCGATTTTATGGCTTTTGCTTTCTCTACCAAAATCTCACCTACAATTTTACGCCCTTTTGAGCCTTCTCCATCTCTTCTGCTTCAAGTTCCTTAACCGTTTGGTGTATAAATAACATTTCCTTAACTAGACTTACTGGCATTCTATAAACCTCTAAAGGACTTATTGAGAAAGCCGTTGCTAAAGTATAAACCACTAGTTTTGGCATAAAATGAGGAGGGCAATCTCCTGTCCTAACGGCTCTCCTCATCATTCGTTTTTTTCTTCATCACCACTATCGGACAAAGGATTTGGCAAAATTTCTTTTAATTGGTCGCCAATATAGGGAGTAAGTCTTAGAATATCAATTGCCGAAAGTTTAGGTTCAGTCTTAACAATAAAGTTCTCAACCATATATTTGAACATACCATTAAGGTCAATGTCCATATTTTGAGTTCGAGCATCAATCTTCATTAGAGTATTAACTGCTCTATCAACTTCTATCCAAGTAGGTTCTTTTATCCATACTTTTAGATATTCGTCGCTTTCGGGTGCTACTTTAACATAGTGTAGCGTAGGCTCTTGTGCCGCAAACAGCACACTCTTATCACTTATTATTTTCTTTTCAGTCATATTATCCACCTTTAAAACCAACAAACAAACAAACGGTGTTGGTGGAATGTAACTTATTCAGACTTTGGTTCTTCTTTTTTCTCCTCAGTCTTTTTAGTTTCAGTCTTTTTAGCCGTAGCCTTCTTAGGCTTTGACTTAGATTCTAATTCTTCTTGCATTCGCTTTAAATTCTTTTGAAATCTAGAACCCACTTAAATCACCCCTGTAGCATCCAATGAGTTCTAACCTTACACTCTTCTAAGTCTCTTGGCATAATAGTAGCACTAACTTCTATTGGGCCTTTATCATCGGGCATCGGGAATTCATTAGCACTTAAGAAATAGTTTTTGAATTTAAGGACTATATTCTCTCCAGTGGCTTTAGTAAAAATTAATTCAACATGATTACTTCCAGTATTTTCTGTATTGTTGATTAGTTCTTTGTATAATTGGTTGTCAGTAACATATCCGTTGAATTGTATTTCATATGTTCTTTGAGCAGGTAGAGCCTCTTGTATGGATTTATTACCCACTCCCAAATATCTCTTATCTGTTAGTGAATTATTCATAGTAAGAGTAAGAGTAGTTACCTTCAAGAAGTCTACTCCAAACGCTTTTAGGCTTCCATCAGAAAAGAAGAATGGTTCTCTAAGTTCGGGGGTTGCTGTAAAATTAAAGAAATTAGTTTCCTCTGCCACACCCCTTCTTGCTGTGTATTCTTCATCAAATTCTAAATTGTGAACATTTCTAGTATTGGCACTAACCGTCATCTTTACTTCTTCATTCTCGTTAGCAGTCATAGTTAGAGTATTAACTCTGCATCCTCTAGCAACCTTAACAAAGTTGAATGATTCATTTGCTTCTACTGTTTCAGTTTCATAAATATCAGTTCCTCCATCATGGTCTACTAATTTGCTAAATACTTGTTCTTGTGCAAATGACGGCAATAAATCTCCATCTTGTTCTGTAAAGG